CCCGGAATTTGTAGAGGATAAGTCCAACGTCCTCTTTGACATGAAGTGGGCCGAGAGAATCGGCCAGCTATCTCCCACATGGAATCACTGCGTGGGATACGCAGAACCCCAGGATTCAAAGCTCTATCACTACACGCAGGGAATACCGGTGTGGGAGCAGACCCGTGGGGTTGAGGACTTGCCGTTCATGACGGAAGCAAAAGCCATGCTCCACACGGTGAGCTGGCAAGAATTAATGGGTAACTCGGTACACGCGGAGCATGTCAGAAAACGCCTTGATCTCGCCCGAATACAGGGCTGAACAAGAACACCTACACGCAACAACCAACTACGGCACAGCCTCTATTGCCTACGCTCCCTTGGTCTCCCAGATCATCGAGCGGACCGGAATCGACCATCTGCTCGATTACGGATGCGGCGCCAAAACCAACCTGGCGCGCAATCTAAAACTACAAAAAAAGATCACGTATCAAGCCTATGACCCGGCGGTCGAGCAGTTCGCTAAACCTCCGGTCCCGGCACAGATGGTCACTTGCATTGACGTTCTCGAACACATCGAGCCGCAGTGCCTGAAGGCTGTTCTGGATGACATGAAGGCGCTCACGGAAGGGATTGTGTTTCTCACGATCCACACCGGGCCTGCGGTCAAGACGCTCTCTGACGGGCGCAACGCCCATCTCACACAAAAGCCCCTTACGTGGTGGCTACCCAAGCTTTGGAAGCGATGGGACTTACAGACGGTTCAGGTGACTGGCGAGCACGGGTTTTACGTGATCGGCCTTGCCAAATCACAGATCGAAAACGCCGACGGAAAACTTCTTATCTAACTCTTGAGGATTGATTAATGGCCACGGGAAATAAGTTTAACCAGTTCGTTCAGGACGTGAACAACAAGGTTCACAACCTGGGATCAGACACCCTTAAGGTGATGCTGACCAACTCCGCTCCGACCTCGGCAAACGCAGTACTTGCGGATGTGACAGAGATCGGCACGGGTAACGGCTATACGGCAGGCGGGGCGACCGTCACCGTATCAACTTCCACGCAAAGCGGTGGCGTTTACAAGCTCGTAGGTTCGGCTGCGTCACCGACGTGGACCGCTTCTGGGGCTGTGGGACCGTTCCGCTATGTGGTGCTCTACAACAGCACCCCCGCCTCACCGCTCAAGCCGCTGATCTGCTATTGGGATTACGGCTCGAACCTGACGCTTGCGAACTCGGACACGTTTACGGTGGTCTTTGATGCCACCAATGGAATCCTGCAGGACTCCTAAGATCCCATGCCTAGCGGTGGGATCAACGTAAGGTTTGGAGCAAGACCTTACCGGCTACAAGCATCGGCAAGCCATTACCAGCATGGAATTGCACCCCTGTCGGCCAACACGACGGTCTCCCCGTCCATTGTCACGGCAAGCCTTCCGGGTGCGACAGCAGGGGTTGCCTATTCATCTCAGCTTGTAGCTATTGGCGGGACGCCTCCGTATACGTGGTCGAAATCCTCAAGCGTCCCGGGTACGGGCGGGTTCCCCTCTTGTTCATCCTCTGGCTTGATAAGCGGCACTCCCTCGACAGCCGAGACAGAGACACTTGTCATCCAGGTTTCTGACAGGGCACTGCATACAGCCAGTAAGAGCTTCTCTCTGCCCGTGGCGGGGGCAGTAACCATCACTAATGGGCAATCCTTCACTTTCTCTGGGAGCGGGTTTGGCACCAATGGCTCAAATCTTCAGCTTGACGACCATGGGCAGGCGACGCTTGGCACCCTTGACGCGCAGTGGCAGGGCGGACACGCGCCGATTTCCGTAAATCCCACCTACACGCTATCCAATCCAGCCAACCGCGTTAAGACGTTCAATCAGACCGGAGCGGCACCGGGCGCCCCCCATCCGTTCGTAAGCTCCATCCTTGCCGGAGCGCACTACAGCGATCAGGCACCGTGGCAGGGGTTCGTGACACGCAAGTTAGTCGGTGTCCCGACCCAGCCTTATACGGTGTATGCGCGTTATTACCTACGCATGGATGCCTTGTGGGCTTTCATCGCGGGGGATTCAACCAACGACCACAACCTCAAGTGGCTGTGGGCGTGGGCGCCAACATCCGGCGGCATTACAGCTGACCTGAGTTACGGAGGGATCAGGCCGACAACCACGCTCAGCTCAACCAGCATTCCAATCACCGGAATTACGATCAACCAGAACAACTCTGGCGTTATCGAGATCCCTGATCGCAACGGCAACGGCGCGGCATGGAACGCCTCTATCCCCACCCCGTGGCTGAACTGGCTGCTCGTTGAACTCGAAATGTGCGTATCTAACGTCACCGGTCCCTCAGGACCTGGTTACGCCAAGGTCTGGATCAACGGCGCGCAAGTCATGGACTATGAAGGGTCCACCGAGGGCGCGACATCCGCCTGGACCAGCGCGCCTGACCGCTTCCTGAGTCTCGGCCCGTCGCTGTTCGCGCGGGACTCTGGTCCTGCCTTCACGAGCAATACCGCTGCGGTCAATAACTGGTGGTACATGGCGGACGCTCGGATTCACCAGACAGCGCCGGGGGCATTGCATGTCGCTCGCACGATTGCTGGTAACGCCACGACCTATGCGGCCAGCACTATCCGCGCCGATTGCATCGAGTCATCGCGGACTAACACGCAGATAACCGCCACGTTCCCCCAAGACCAATTCATCGTCGGCCAGACCGTCTATATACACGCCCTGACAGAGAGCGGGACGGTCATAGATAACCTCAAGAGCTATACGGTAGTTTAAATGCCAAGCGGCGATATCAATATCAAGTTCGGCCAGAAACCATACCGGCTTCAGGCATCGCCCGGGCATTACCAACATGCGCCCATGCCCACAACGCTTAACGCTCACGGCGGGGTCGTGACGGGCGGGGCGTTCGACTACTACATTTCAACCAATGGCCTGAATGGGAATGCCGGGACATTGGCTAGTCCTTGGGCCATTACTGCCATCAATTCCAAGGGCGCAACTTATGCGGGTAAGCGCGTTGGGATCATTGGCAACACCTCTGCCAGCCCCACCGTCTATGACGTGTCATCCCTGATGACGACGGATGCGCAGAACGGCTCGCGGGTTCCTGCGCTGAACATCAATGGCGGTCCCAATTCCTCGACCCTCACGTATATCGGCTCGTGTGATGCGAGCGGTAACTATTCCCCACGGACCGTAAACCTCAAGGCCAACGGTAATGGGGTCTTTGGCGGACAAACCAGCTCAACTAATGCAGTCATTGGCTGCATGAACTCTGCAACCAATCGCGGGAACTGGGTTGTTGATGGGCTAGTAGTTACTGGCTATTCCCTGTGGGGCGTCCATATCGGCAATTCTCCCGGAGCGGGAGTCACGATCAGCAATTGGCTATTCAAGAACTGCGAGTTTACCGGCGGGTCTTGTGCGACCGCATCGAATGCCTCCGGGGTGAATGTCGGGCCGGTAATTATCTACTCGTCCACCAATCCTCTGGCGGACCCGAACTTCGGCTTTAACAATTGCTACTTCCATGACAATGTGGCCGGCGGGACTTCCGACAGCGCCCACTTCTCATGTGTATACCAGTGGGGCATTGGGTCTGGTGGAGTTAGTACCTCTGGGACAACCTTTACCAACTGCACGCTTATCAATACTGGTGGGTTGCACGGCAAGGAAAGCAACATCCAGGGCACCACCGTCAGGAATTGCTACATCGACTGGACCGCTGGTCCCACGGGACAGAACGGCTCTTGTATCCAGGGATTCGATGGGGCTACGCAAGCAGGTCTCACACAAGCATCCAACTTCAATAACAATGTTCTGGTCGCACATGACCAGTGTATTGACATTGAGGCAGAGCTATCCAATGGCGGGTGGACAACCCCGGTAAACGTCTACAACAATACGTTTATCACCGGGACCGCATCGGGCCAGACGCAGTATTTCCGGTATTTTGAACAGACTGCCGGCGCCAACCTTCTATCCTTCTATAACAATCTATTCTTCGATAACGGCCATGCGCCGGCGACCAATTACGGCTACATGATTACCAATGTCGGGGCCTTTGCTCTCCTGAACTACAACTGCTATGGCGGTGGTTCGGGGAGTCAGTGGAACACTGTAGCCGCTGGTGCCCATACGTCCGCAGGCGTAACCAACAGAACCTTTGCCGGGTGGAAGGGTGTTGTGAATGGCGGGGCGGATGCTAATTCAGTCAATTCGGTAGCAACGCTCACCAATGCCGGCGCTAGAGCGCTTCAGTACACCGTAACCACTGGTGCAGCGTTTGGCACCGGCAAGGTTGGCGGAATCTCTGCTGGTGCCTCTAGAAATATCGGCGCCTGGGATGGAATCGTGACCCAGATCGGGAGTAACTTCTAGTGGCCGGCGCATGGGTTAAGACTTCCAGCTCCGGCACCAATGCCTTCGCATTCACGCCGACCAATTCTGGCGATTGCCTTGTCCTAATCGTCAATACTTCCATCGGTGCCGGCAATGGAAATTGCACCGCTGTTACCGGATCCCTCAGCGGATCATGGACGGTTGGCAAAGCCACATTCAATGATACGGCCGGAACCTTTGACACCCTTTTCTACAAGGCGAATTGTCCCTCTGGCGCTGACACCCTAACCCTCACGTTCAATGGCGGAACCACCCCCGGCACGTTTAACTGCTGGGTTAGTGAGTTCTCGGGAATCGACACAACCACCCCAGTCATTGGGACGATTCCCAGCTTTAATTTCCAAGCTACCCCCAGTGCCGGGGCGAACGCGATTACCTCCGGCACCCAGACGGTAAACCTCCCGGATGGTGTTGCCGGGGCATTGGTAGTTGGCCTTACGCTCGACCTTGACGGCAACGCCATGTCTGCCGGTACTGGGTATACCCAGCGGTATGACGCCAGCGTTTCCGGGGCAGTGCTACAGGTAGAAACCCAGCGGGTTACAAGCAGCGCCAGCCAAACGGCAACGGCAACGTCTACCTTTGGCGCAAGTCACCATTTCGTCAGCATCATGCTGGCGCTGGCAGAGCCTGTTACCGGTCCCGTGGCACTGGTTGGGCAGACCACTTACGCAAGTCCGGTCACTGCAAACCAGTTTGCGACCGGTTGCCCTGCGGTTTCGTCCAATACCCTTACCCACTGGTCTGGTGGTAATGGAACTGCAACAGCGGGAACCGCGACTACTGCATGGCTCAACGTCGGGGCGCCAGGGACTGCGAACACCGCAAAGGTCTGTCTATACGACAACGGCGGGCACCTTATAGCTGTTTCGGCAGCTATCAACGTCACGACTCCCGGGCTTAAGAGCGGCGCTATCAGCGCAACGATATCAACCTCCACCGGGGTTGGTTATGCGCTAATAGTTGTATGTGATACAGGTTCCTTCTCGACCGTATCAAATACCGGCTCAGATGCGAGCGTTGATGCGCAGTGGCTTGCCGCGAACTTCTCATATGCCAGCCCCCCGACACTTCTTCCTGGTCCTGACCATGTCACGACCGGGCAAGAGTTCATTGTCTACCTTACTGCCGGGGGTACTGCCTATAACCTGAGTTGCTCGACAACCACATACTCGACCTCGATACAGTCGGCCTCTCTTGTAAATGTCGGGGCGACACATACCTATGTGATGCCGGCCTCGGCGGTTATGTTCGACCGCTTGCTGGGTGTCTCGACAGACGATCAGATTCTTAATGTATCGTCGCTGCGCTTTAGCCGCAGCATCTCGGATGCCCAGTTCCTTCCGCATGGCGGGTTGTTAAGCCTTGCGCGAGTATCATTTAATAGACTCGTCGGTTCTGCTCAGTTCATCTATACGCAGGCAGCAACCACATCTGCCGCCGTTAGCTGTTCGTATAACTACGCCAATTACGCAGCCTTCAGGACCGCTATACAGCAGTTGATGGATGGGGATGACGTTTCAACGTCTTCACTCTCGGTCCAGGTTCTGGATGCAATCATTGCCACTGGGGAACGTCGTCTTTATAGGGATGTGCATTCCAGCGCGCAGGACACGGCCCTTTCAGTCACGGTCACGAACAACTCCGCTCCAATGCCGTCGGACCTTATCGAGCTTCGCTCGGTATACCTTGCTACTGCGGTGCCTATCATCTACATGCCTTATGAGCAATTGCAGGAGAAGCTGCAGATTCATGGGACATCATCCAGGAAGGCCAATTACTACACCTTCGAGGGTGACAACATCATCTTCTATCCTCCTCAGGCGGATGGAACGGTAATCACCGGAAGGTATTACAAGCGCTTCTGCTCAATCGTCACCGAGGGGCTTGCGGGTAATACCTACTTCGCAAGATTCCCTGACCTTTGGATATACGCAGCACTTCTTGAGTCTGCCCCGTTCATTGGGGAGGCCACTCGCATGCCGGTATGGCAGGAGCGGTATCAAGAGATTGTCATGTCCATCATGAAGTTCGAGCGCAGGCGCTATACCCAAGGCTCCAAGCTCTCGATTCGCGTTAGCTGATGGAAACGCCATTCCTTGGGGCGGCTTATGCGCTGCGGTCTCTAGAGCTGTCCGCCCAGACGTGTGTAAACCTTTACGTCGAGGGGAATGAGTCCAAGAGCGGTCCCGGCGGGGCGTTCTACGGCACTCCGGGGCTTACCAATCGTAGGGCGTTACCCGGCGGGCAGGGCAGGGCGCTTAAGACATCAGGTGACGGGCGGTATCTCTACGCGGTATCCGGTTCCAACATCTACCGGGTACTGCCTAACTTCACCGCAAGCCTTATCGGAACGATCAATTCCGCAAGGGGACAGGTGAGTGTTACTGCCAATGACACTCAGGTGTTATTTGCCCATTCAGGCGGGTGGCACTACACCACGGGGACTGACCTTCATTTCATCCCCTCGGGGCCGGCGAATGCAATCGTCACCTATATGGACGGGTACGGGGTCTTTACCTCAGGGACTGGGGGGCAATTCGGCCTAACAGCGATTAACGACTTCAGCACGATTGACCCGCTGGATATCGCTACTGCCGAGGCTCTACCGGACAACCTCATCGCAGCCTTTGCCGATCAGAGAGAAGTCTGGTTGCTCAACAAGGAATCGGCTGAGATTTGGGCTGACACGGGAGCGGCTTTATTCCCCTTTGAGCGCATCCCCGGTGGCGTCCTATCTGTTGGATGTTCGGCTCCCTTCTCGGTGGCCTATGTAGACGGGTCACTGTTCTGGCTCTCGCAGGACAAGAATGGGAAAGCAAGCGTAATCAGGACTGTGGGCTATCAAACGCAGAGGGTATCCACCCATGCCATTGAGCACGCAATTGATGGGTACGACTTCATTGACGATGCCTACGGGTTCGGGTACTCGCAGGAGGGTCACACGTTCTATGTCCTGACCTTCCCCGCGGCAGACGTAACCTGGGTCTACGACGCTGCCACCCAGTTATGGGCGAGAAGGGGCTGGAGAGACTCTAACGGAGTCATTCATCGGCACAGGGTTGGAGCTTATGCATTCTTTGCCGGCGAGCACTGCATCCTCGATCACGAGGACGGGACTCTCTACACGCTCGACCTTGATGCGACGACTGATGACGGGGACCTGATCTACCGGGAACGGGCATGGCCCTTGGTGGCCCCACAAGAGCTTAAAAGGCTCCGGTGCGACCAGTTAGAACTCGTCGCTGAGGCGGGCACAGGAGCCTCTACAGGGGTCGATACGAACCCCTCCACCTGGCTACAGATGTCCTTTGACGGAGGCGTGTCGTTCGGCTCAGAGCGTTACCAGACGTTTGGGCAGTTCGGCAGACGATTGGCCCGGATGAGGTGGAGAAGGAACGGGATGGGCCGCAGACCGGTAGCCAAAATCGCCACGACTACCACCCGGAAGGTGGTGTGGATTGGGGTCAACGTCGAGGGTGAGGTTCTTCAGCAGTGACCGATGTCATGAAGGTTTCGCCCCCTCGGTTCTCTGATGGACCTGTGCAGGGAGCGCACCTTG